CTGCTCTGTTCTTATCTATCTTACATACATAATATCTTTTGTTATTATCTAATGTCTGTAGTTCCATTTCTGCTGGGTTATCATTAATTGACGTCCAATATCTATATTGTTTATAATCAGAAATTGGAATCTCTCTGAATAAACATAATGCGTCTAAAACGTGCTTGATTTGTTTAGAGTTTGCTATATTATTTGAAGTAAGTTCTAATGGTTGACATAGAGCTGCATCATCTGTCAACTGAATGTTTGCTCCAATAAATATGTTCTTTTTCTTTGCGATTTCAGATAATATTGTAGCTGTCTTTTTCATAGCTGCCCAATCTCCCATTGCATCTTTGTCGCTTTTAAATGTGTCATAAAAAACATAATTGATTTCTTCAGTTAAGCAAGTATTCTCTATAATTTGTTTTAAATCGCTATCTGAATATTCGCTTCCTGTTTCAACAATTAGTATATGTTTTGACATCTTTTTATCTATCCATTGAGCAACTTTTCTAACGTTGTTAAATTGAGAAGACATTTTTTCTACTCTTTTTTCGTATTCTTGAGGTGTTTCAGCGTGTTCTCCACTTTCGGGGTCTATAATGTGAACTACTTCGCCATTAACAACTCCATCATCTCCTCTAAATTCTGGGTCTGCTTTATAAACTCCATTCTGTAAAGAATTTTGTTTTAATTCCATTTCTATTCCGTGAAGTTTTTGTATGTCTGGGTTGTTTATTGCTGTAGTAATCAAACAAGCTCTCATTTCTTCTTCTGTCATCTCATTTGATATAATTAAAACATTTTCATCTTGAACAAATGCTAAGTTACTAATAAGCCTCATTAAGAATCTACTTTTTCCTGCATTTGATAACATACCCCAAGCCATAAATTGACCTTTACGAATACCTTGAAAGACTTGTGTCATTAAAGGAAATGCAAAAGCTAAACCTTGTTCTGGGAACTGCAATTTATCAATTACAAAGTCATCACAACAACTTGTTAAATCTTTCATTTCTTCTGTATTTGCAACGTCAATATATACCTTATTTACTGTTTTAGACATAAGTTGTAAAATATCTCTTGGTTTCATTGTATTAAATGTTTTCCATTGAACAACTCTTTCAGCTTGAGATTTTAATCCCATTCTCCAGTATTGTCTAACTAAAGAATAATTTTTTACTAGGTTGTAATAATTCTCTATATTCTTAACTGAATCACTTTCTTCTGCCATTTTTATAACAAACTTAACCCAACTATATCCGCCGTAAGTTTGATATTTTTTCATTCTATCTATATTATCTGCCATATACGCATTAACGGTATATTCAGATATTTTCCAATTATTTATCTTTCCCATTTCTACAAGAGTTTCATAAAAGAATCTATTTGCGTCTGTTGTGAAATCCCATTTTGGTCTCATTGATTCTTCAAATCTTTTTATAACTTTAGGATTAAGATAAGAAGAACCTATAAAGGTTAGTTCGGTAAACATAGACCTTAAGGTTTCTGGCATACCAACTAGCGATTTATCTACGTCTATTTCGTTCATAGAGATAAATTGGTCAACAGTTTCTTTATTATATCCAACTATTTCTATATCTTCAATGTTGTCAAATTCCAAGATAGATTCCCTCCTTCTACTCTAAGTCACTTAAAAGTTCTTCTTCTATAAACTTCTCCATTGACTCTAATTTCTTAAATTTTTCTTTACTCTCTTTTTGACGTTTTTTGTCAAAACCTTGAAGAGCTTGAGAGAAATCTCTTAACTCTTCTCCACCGTCTATTTTATTGTTGTTTATTTGATTATACTTAACTTCTCTTCTATTACAATAATCATCTAAGTTGTTTATAACTATTGCTATATCATAGAAGATTCTTGACAAAGCATTTATATATCCATCTTTTTTATTTTTGTTAGAATATGCTTTATCTAAATCTTTTCTGTAATATACAAGCATATCTTTTAATTGAAAATATGGAATTTGGATATCTCGAATTTCTCCATATTCTTCTCCACTATTTAGGCTATCTACAAAAGAATTTAATTTCTTTGTTGCTGCTTTTAATCCATAATATCCATAGAAATAATTAAATAGTTCATCTCTATCTTTCTTTGTTGCTTTTCTTGTAGTTAGTTTGTTCTTTGTTAGACCGCCTTTTTTCAACTTTTTAGATATATGAGCTTCGTGTCTTCTTTCAGCATCTTCAACTAATTCTGCAATTTCTTTAGGAGGGAGTTTTTTCTTTTTATAGTACTCGATTAAACATAAGTAATGAAAGTGTTTTCCTCCGCCACTTTTAGGAATAAAAGGATAACCCATTTCGGTAGTAGTATATTTTGTCTTTTCATTATGGTCTATTTCTTTATTACAACCATCACAAATCCAATATTCTACGTGCATATTCTCCTCCTTCTCTTTAAAAATAAGGCATACAATAAGTAATGTATGCCTTACTCTAAAAGATTATAATGTTATTCCTAGGTCTTCTGCCCAAGCAACGATTGCATCTCTAACTTCTTTTAAGGCTTCTTTGTCTGTGTATTTTAAAGGATTTTTCTCTTTAAATCCTTTTTCTGCATATAATGCACCTAATTTTGTTTGAAGTGTTTTGTCTGAATTTGCTTTTATACTTTTAATATAATTTGCAACTTCTGTTTTTAAAGCGTCTAAGTCTGTGTCATAATCACTTACATCAAGTACAGATTCTCCAACTGTTGCAACTGTTTTCTTTTCTTGATATTGAATTTCTTGAGCAACACTTTCTGCTATAGAATTTTTAACTAAGAATTCTTGTTTATCTTTATTTCCAGAGATAATTACTTGCCAGTCTATTAAAGAAGGATTCTTAATTATTTCATTTTGCTCTTTAACTCTTGTTCTGTCTTTGTTCTCAACTTGTGCACAGATTTCTCCATCTTCATTTAAGAATGTATGTAAAACAGTCTTTACGTTATAATCAACTTGTTTAAATCCTTGTGGAAGAACTTTACCTGTTTTAACACTTACGAATTGTCCGTCATCATTCTTTTCACTTCTTGTTTCTTCTGCTTCTCTTGTTGTTACTACAAAGTGTTTTCCAGAAGCCATTAAGTCAAGTATTAATTCTTTTCCTCTTAATGCTAAAGATTGGTAATCCTTAATTTCCATTCCTGCACCTTCAATAGCAACTACTTTTTCAGCACCTGACATTTGTTTCTTTTGTGCTCTAACAGCAGCTCTTTTCTTAGAGAATTGATTTAAAGCGTCTATGCAAGAATCATATAATACTGTTAATGAGTCAACTACTATTGCATCTGGGACGAATGTTGTACCATCTTCGTTGTCTAGGCTAAAGTTTGTATTTGTTTGAGAATCAAATAACATAATTGGTTTATTTGGGTTGCAATCTTTTGCTTGTTTAATTATTTCTTTAACTTCTTCTAGTGATGTAGAGTAAACAACATATATATTGCTTACATCAACTCCTTCAGAAGCTTTATAGTTTAATAAATCGTCTATTGAACCATTTTCTGTATCAATATATAATACTCTCATTGGTTCTCCTGCTTCATTCTTCATATCTCCAAGTTGAGCAGCTAAACTTGATTTCCAAGTTCCTTTATCTCCATAAATTAAGAAACCTAATTTTGATTGGATTTGACCTCCACGTCTTGCTTGAGCCATTTTATCTACCTTCCTTTTCAGTTTTTTCTAAAATTTATTTTACTTACAGGGCATTTCTGCCCCATAAGTATTTTTGACTAAAATACAAAATCTTCAGCGTCTGCTTTTTCAACAGTATTTGTGCTTTCTCCGAATTCTTGTCTTGGTCTAATGAATTGGTCGATGAATTGTTGAACATTTTCTTCAGTATATTCAGTTCCATTATCAACTTGTGGAATTCCTTCTTTTGTTTCAATACCATTAATTACAAACTCTCTTACGAAATTTCCACCTGTTTGTCTTTGCATTGGGTTTGATTTAACAGGAACTTTTACTCCCATTACTTCAACAAATTCTTCAGATGCCTCTTGTTCTTTAACGGCTCCATTTACTAATGAACCGAAAACTGTCATTGAAACATATTTTTTAGCACTCTTTATAACTTGTAATAGACTTGCATATTGAGTATATACATCATCTCTCATTATAAAGTCTTGTCTTCCCATTCTTTGGTTACCAATAATGATAGCTGTGATTGTTGCTTCATTTGTTCCTGATTTTTCTACTTCATCAATGATTATTTTTTGTGTAAAGTTTGCTTTTTCTGCAAATTTTTCACTTGTAAAATCAACTTCTTCTCCTGTGTGGAAAATACTTGTAGGAACTAATCTTACAGCTGTTCCAGTATTTCCATTTCTTGTTGTGTAGTCTTCAATTTGGATATTTCCACGAACGTGAACTGAATCTCCAACTTTGAATTCTTCAAGAACTTCTGGGATTGCATCATAAGTTAATTTATGAACTGTTGCTCTTTTTTCGTTTCCTTTATCATCTTTTGTCATTCCTTTATGGAAAGAAACTCTATCTATTGGTTGATATCCTTCCATATTAAATTTTAATCTATCATTCCATTTAACTTCTTTAATGTCATTTTTTCTATTTCCGTCTTTATCAACTTCTGTTTTGCTGAAGTAAACCTTCTCAGCTTGATAAGCTCTTAATTGTAATCTGTGAGAATGTCCTTCTGCTGTATCTAAGTTGAATACTAATGTTCTCATTGAATTACCTTTAGATGTTTGTGCTTCGTATTCTTGGTTTTTGTCGAAATTTGAAATAATTCCTACAAATTCAAAAGTACCTCTTGTAGCATTAATTTCTTGTTTTGCAACTTCGTCTGCCATTTAAAATTCCTCCTTATTTTTTTAAAATATCTGTCATTATGTCTTTATATTTATTGATTGTATTTAAAACTTTTTTAGTTGAGCAGTTATTTAATTCTGCACACTTTTGTAAAGAATATTCTTTACAAAGTCTGTCATTTAAAATTTTTTCTTCTGTTTGTGAAACTTTCTTATTTGTTATCCTTATCCTATCGTTTAATTCCTCGATAATGTTTATTCGGAAACATTCATCTAAATCATAAGATTCTTCAGATAAAGCAGGGCTGCTATCTATATCTTCGCATCTTAATGAAACAAATTCTTTTTTAAGGTAGTTTAAACAATAGCCACAGATATATTTATAAGCGAATGTTGTAAATTTTACATCAGTTGATTGACTGCTTGGGTTATATTTCAACTTAGCTTCTAGTAAACCAATGTATCCTTCTTGGAATAAATCCTCTTCTAAACCATTGTAGTAATATTTATCATTTATTTTAGACAAGAGTTTATGGACTACTGACCAAATTAACTTATCATATTGCATACTTTCTTCTTGCATATTATTCACCTGCTTCTGCAATATAATCTTTGCTTTCTTGACCTAGTCTAAAAGCAACTCTAGCTGGGCTTGATACAATATTAACGCCTTCAAATGTTTCGCCTGATTGTATAGCCTTTTTAATATCACTCTTTTTAACTTCTTTAGATACTTTTAAGTATTGTTCTGGAATCTTATCGTAATCTACATTCTCATCAACTTCTACTTTTTCTGTTGTACTATCTAAAGCTAGTGTTATGTTTCCCAATGGTGTTGCAATTTTTGGACACTTCAAAGTTCTCATATTTTCTGACAACCTATCTTTTAGTCTTTCAATTCCTGCTTCTTTAGAAGATTTAATCGTTTGTAATCTTTTTATTTCGTTTTTTAGTGATTCAATGTCTGCCATTTCGTTTATATAATACTTTACGATGTCTTTACTTTGACTTGCAATGGCTGTTGACAATTTTTGTTCTAGCTCTTTCACTTCCCATTCTTCTAAAACATCTCTGTCCATTAAATCAACAAGGTTTTCGAAATCTTGAGAAACTTTATATAAAGTAAAATCGCTCATTATTCCTGCACCTCCTTTTCTATAAGTTTACATAATTTGACAACTATTTGTCATTTCTTTGTTTAAAAAAGACTTATATGTTTTTCTTAAGTCTATATATATTATAACATACTGACAACTAGTTGTCAAGTTAGGTGGAATAGCTAGTAATTTCTAGCTATTCGTCATCCTCAAATATTTCATCATAGTATTCACTATCATAAGTAGATGTTGCATTGTCAACTTCTTCAGAAGTCATCTTTGTATAATAACTCTTTTCGTCATCATCCATTTCTCCCATACAACAATATAAAACTTCTTTTGCTCTAGTTATTGCAATGTAAATTAAATTTCTTTCCTGTTGATTGTCATCTGCTGTTTTATTTTTTGAAGTATAGGGCATTAAATTATAATTTATAATGAATACTCTATTTGCTTCTAATCCTTTTACTTGATGGATTGAGCTTACGATTACTGCGTTATCACTTGGTTCTGTAACAAATAATTCTTCTATAAACTCTATGAATTTTTCAACTACAGTAGTTGTTGGATATTTCTTTTCGTTTATATAGAAATTTAGTATCGCTTTAATCATATCATAGACATCCATTGTTCCATTATTTATTGCACTACATTGTCTTTGATTTTCTGGATTTTTCATTGTCTTTTTATATTCTTCGTGTAACTCATCTATCTTGTTTTGTAATCCTGCAACAGTAGTACAACCTAAGCTTCTAATTGACTTAATTGCTCCATCAATCATTTCTTTATCTTTTATATAAACAGGCTTCCCTTTTAATACTAAAGATAAGAAAACTTCAGCAAGGTCTTTATTCTTTCTAGCAATTACCATATCTTGAGGTTGAGCATAATCTGCAATTTCTGAATTATTTATAACGTGAACTTCTCCTTCTTTTGCATTTGGAGCTGCTTCAATAGTTGGAACCCATTGTTGAGCAACCTCAACTATTTTTCTAGCACAACGGTAGCAAATGTTAAGTGGAAGGTCTATTGTACTAAATTGTCTACGAATATTTTCTACTGAATGACAATCAGCACCTGCGAATCCATAAATTGCCTGAAAAGCGTCTGAAACGAATAAGAATCTTG